AAATAGATGATGGTTGGGAATTGTATTCAGGAAATCACATTTCTCCCAATTTACATATTCGATCCAAAAACTCTCTAATTGGTGGAGCAGGGAAGTTAAATAAGACAGTATATATTAATGTTATTCCAAGAGAAGACGCTCATCTAGGAGAGTGGAATAACATTAATAATGCAACGGATTCAGAAACCGCAGAAATTCAAAACGCAAATACTTCATTCCAACTTGATTCTCAATGCTTGGTTGATGTGTCGCGGGATGTTGATACTTTTGAAATTATTGAATCGTCTGCGTCTACGATAAATGAAAATAATATTTCTTTTAATCTTTGATGCATGGCATAGAAGGGAGTTCGGTTGATGGCGCTAGCAAACAAAACATTATATGTTTATGATAAAACAACAGGAAGAATTAAATATACAATAGATAATCCAACCTCTAAACAAATACAGCACATTGAATTGCAGGGGGGTGGTTGTCATGTGGATTTAAGAGGGAAGGCACTTCAAGGATCTTATGTTGTTAAAAATCCAGATACTGGAATTTCAATTGGAATTGAATCATTAAAAACTATAAATTTTAATATCAGCCAGTCCAGTATTGTGGCAAATGGAACCGATGTGGCTGTTCTTTCTGATTTACATCCAGGGGCTACGGTTACAGGTCTTAATGATGATGCATTTACCTTTGTTGCAACTGAAGAAGATAATGATATTGAATTTACGGCAAATGGGCTTTCGACAAATTCAACCGAAAACCAAATTAAATTTATTATTTCGGATTATGGGTACACAGACGAAGAAGTTTATATTTTTTTTGACAACCCCCACCATCAGCAATAATATAGGAGAGTTATAATAAAATGAAGTTTCAAAAGACGATTGTTAATAATCGGAGAGATCTTTCTGCCGAGCAGGCAGCGAGAGAAAAAAAAGAAGCTGATAACGAAAGAAACCGACAACAAGAAGTTAATACGTTAGAGGCTCGTCGGGCGGCAGCGAAAAAAAAGGCAGAGGATATAACCGAGGAAATTAGAATTAGAGACAGGGCTCAGTCGCCTCTTGGCAGGGATGGAAAGTTAAGTCCTCTTTTTGTAAGAACAAACGCATATCCGCGCATGGCAACTCAATTGGATATGTTATGGCATGATATTGATTCTGGAAAAATTAGTGCAGATAAAACTTCTACGACAACGTGGTATCATAAAATTAAAATGCTTAAAGAAAATAACCCTTTGCCTAAATAATAATAAGATATATGGAAGGAATTTGTTAAATGGCTAGTAGAATACAGAATATAACTATAGATCAGGGAACTGATTATACTGAAAATTTTGTTGCATATTCCGCTAAATCATCCACCGCAGCCAAAGATATAACGGATTATACTGTATATGCTCAAATGCGAAAAAGTTATTATCATGCAAATGCGGTCTTGGCGTTTACGGCAGAAAATGAAACTCCTACATCTGGAGTGGTGTCGTTGTCAGCCAACAATACACAAACCTCCTTATTGACTCCCGGAAGATATGTATATGACATTGAAATTGCATCAAGTGCCGAGACTCCTATAAAGACTAGAATAATTGAAGGAATTGTAACAGTAACTCCAGAGGCAACAAAGGCAATAACGTAAAATGGCAAAACCAACAACAAGAGAAGAATTTAAAACATATTGTCTCCGAAAACTGGGATGGCCCGTAATCGAAGTCAACGTTGACGATCTTCAGTTAGAGGATCGCGTTGATGATGCCCTTCGGTTTTGGCAGGAATATCATTTTGATGGGACAGAGGCAATCTATTATTCCCATCTAGTATCGGGCCCAGATATTACGAATAAGTATCTTACACTAGGGACTGCCGAGGCAGCATCGGTTCTGGGGATCAGCAGTATGATAAACTTATCGACCAGAACGAGTGGAATGTTTTCTATTAAATATCAATTGTTATTGAATGATTGGGCAACCTATAGCACCAAAGGCACCCGCGAAATGCAGAACTATTGGATGAAGATGTCACATCTTTCGATGATTGATGATCTTATCAATGGCATGGAGAATATTAGATTCAATCGAAAGACAAATAAAATATATCTTGACGTATTGTGGGGAACGGAAGTCAAAGAGGGCGATTTTATTGTATTTGAGACATATCAGGCAGTTGATGAAAATGCTCTGGCAAATGCAGAGGTGTGGAATGATATGTTTTTGAAAAGTTATGCGACTGCACTCATAAAGGAGCAATGGGGAATAAATCTTAGTAAGTTTGAGGGAGTTCAGTTGCCGGGGGGAGTTACCCTTAATGGTCGTGCAATTTTGGAGGACGCACGAACTGACATTGAGGCTTTGCGGGAACAGATGTCTCTAAGGTATGAGCTTCCTGTTAATTTCACGGTGGGGTAACATAATCCATGCCCACAAATATGTACATCAACAATTTTGAAAGTTCACCAGAACAAAATCTTATCCATGATTTAATTATTGAAAGCATTAAATTTTATGGAATTGATATGTATTGGCTTCCTAGAAATACTTCATCCAATGTAGATCAGGTTTTGGGGGAAGACACTCAATCTTCATATACACAGGCACATTTAATTGAAATGTATCTTAAAAATGTAGAGGGATTTGAGGGAGAGGGAGATTTTCTTTCTAAGTTTGGTTTAGACATTCGAGATCAGGCTACGTTTACCGTTTCTATCCGAAGATTTGAACAACTTGGGGCAGAGGAAGCTCTTCCTGGGGGCGGCACGGCATTATTTGTCAGGCCCAGAGAGGGCGACTTGATTTATATGCCCCTCAATAAAAAAATATTTCAAATACAGTTTGTGGAACATGAGTCGGTATTTTATATTGCCGGAACACTTCCTGTATATGATCTTCGGAGTGAATTATTTGTATACAACAATCAAACGGTTGCCACCGGAATTTCTGAAATCGACAATCTCATATCTACATACAAATATTCTTCGACGATGCCGACAGGGACGACCGTCGATAATACCAAAATTCAACTTGACGCAAATACAATTCTTGACCATTCAGACCCAAACCCCTTTGGGAGTTTTTAGTTTATGTTAGGAAAAACATATACACACGGATTGATTCGAGATTATATTGTTTCGTTCGGAACCCTGTTTAATGATATAAAGATTAATAGGCCAGGAGGTTCTGGTGTAAGTTCAGGCACGTTAGCCATTCCCTTAATATATTCTCCAAAAAATAAATATCTTTCACGGATTGCAGAGGATATTAATTTAGATAAACCAATCGCAATGGCTCTCCCCGGAATGGCATTTGAGCTAATATCTATGACATATTCGGCCGAACGAAAATTGAACACCATGCAACGTGTGTATAGAGCGAACAACGTTTCAAATACGAGCATTAGATATACATATTCTCCAGTCCCCTATGATTTTATATTTCAATTAAACATATTTACAAAGACAATTGAAGACGGCACACATATTATAGAACAGATCCTTCCGTATTTTACGCCTGAATTTACAATAAGTTTAAAGGGCGCAACGGACTTGGGAATAAATGTGGATATGCCTATTGTTTTAAACGCAGTTAATATGGAAGATAATTATGAGGGAGGATTTGAAGAACGTAGAGTAATTGCATGGTCGCTTGATTTTTCTCTCAAAGGAACTCTGTTCGGTCCAATTGCAGACGGCAAAACAATCAATAAGGCAATTATTAATTTTCATGCGAATACAATATCATCTAATACATTTGAAATATCAACAGTTCGTCCTGCAATGTTGGCAGACGGAACTCCGACAACAAATGTTGAAGTCAGCGTTACTGCCAACAACATTTCTGCAAATGATAACTATGGAATTGCAACAGACTATTCTTCTTTCTTGGGTGATTAATATATGGAAAAGCTAAAAGATATTGAACTTGTGCCTTTGTCTTCTGATGATGTCAATGTGTCTAAACAGGAAAGGCATATTCATCAGGACGAAGACTACGAATACATCCGAAACAATCTGAAGGACATCATAGGAAAGGGTTCGGATGCCCTTGAAGGAATCCTTGAACTTGCGCGGGATTCCGATCACCCACGCGCCTGGGAAGTGGTCGGACAAATCATGCGACAACTTGCCGAAACAAACAAAGATCTCATTGAACTCCAGAAGGACATGAAGAAAATCAAGGACGAAGAGGGTGCCAAAAAGATTACACAGAATGCAATTTTCGTTGGGTCAACAAACGAACT